ATTCTTCATGAACATACAAGCTTCCTTCATACTAGCATAAAACAATGCATTAGAACAATATTTGGTAAAGAAATTCTCTTGGTGCACTGAGGTTGCTGCTGTTGGTTGGACGATGTAAGACATTTCACAATCATAGGCCGACACAGGTGTAGGAGCTATCAGTAAATTATCAAAGCCAAAGTTGGCATAATAACGAGGAACTCCTATGCTTGTACGTTGTGGCCAATAATCATTTAAATATTCATCGGTCTTTTGTAATAAATTAATACGTGTGCCATCAGACTTTAGAATGTTTAAATTTTTAATGATAAGTGTATTTAATGGTTTGGTAATAAATGGATCTCCAACAACCATATTTGATGTTGCATATTGAACAACACCATATGAATCTATTTCTCTTGTTAATCTTGCTTCAGCTCTTTCTATAAAAGCTGGAATGTCACCAACAAACTCTGTGCTGGTATCTTCACTTGTTGTTTTAATTCTGCTTACTAATTGGTTGAATGTTATACTCATATCTTCTTAGCCTTCCATATTTCAGAAGTACCACCAAAAACTTTCGGTGTCCATATTCCTCTTATGTGTGTTCTAAATCTAGCACTAACTCCTGTTAATACCAAGTTACCATCGCCATTTATGTTCGGTGATACAACTCTTGTTTTCATTACTGGTTGGAAGTTTGCTTTACCTCCCATTCCTGCATGTGCACTACACTGATAGTATAACGTAGTTGGTCCAGTATTTACAACAAAGATTTGTGTATAAGCTCCAGAATTACCTGGAGTTCCTATAGTCTGTACATTTGTTGTAAACGGTGTAGTTCTACCTTCATCTAAATAAAATCGTAATGGATGACCATCATTAGAACTATCAGATTGGTCAAAGGTATATAGAGTTCTACCTTTAAGAAGATTTAAACCATATTGTTGTTTACCATCTATAAAATATTTATTACCACCCACATCTACAACAGTAACTCTAAATGTTCGTGCATTATATATTACTGGGTTAGCTCCGGCTTGTGAACTTTCATTACCTGTATCAAATTCACCCGACACTCCAGTAACATCAACTTCAATACCGGCTTTAATAAATGGAGTTCCAAGACTAAATGTTCCAACGACTTGAGATGGAATAACTTTTGGACTGCTTGTAATAGTCAAACTACGAAGTGTAGTTACTAATGCTACCCCTGTAACATTTTGTGTTTTAATAACTTCAACAGTTGCTGATCGTAAACTAAATCCTATATTTGCTCTGGTAACAGATACACTCGCATTAGCTGCTGTAGCTACATTACGAAGAGATAAACTTATTCCTACGTTAGTTACAAAAGCCGTGCCTGGAATAGTGACTGCTACAGAACGAAGAGTAGTAGATAATGAAACTCCTGTTACCGTAACCGATCGGTCTACAACACTTCGGTTCCATGCACCTGAGTTCCAAGTATTTCTACCGTATCCACTAGTAACCACAGACATAGACGATTAACCTCGACTATGAAAGTGTGATAATAGCAGTGGCGGCAGCAGCAGCTGGGAATGAAACAGTGAACGTACCGTTAGTGGACGTTTTATCAGACCCAAAGTCTAAAACAGCAATAGCTTTATTACTATTAGATGAATTATATATTAATGCTCCTCTAGCTGAGAATGTTGTACTTGTAAAAGATATATCAGCAAAATCAATAATTGCTGTTCCACCAGAAGCAGATGTACCACCGAGTGAAATAGTCACACCAGTTAGTGTGCCTCCACCAGGAGCATACCCACCACTTGATACAACTTCATTAGACGTTGAGTACGCAGCCGTACCCGCAGACAAAGAAGCCGCACTTGTGAATAAAGCTATCTTTAAGGTATCAGTTTTAATCTGATGCCCTTCTTGTAAAACTTCCGATTTAAAGGAATTACATACAGCTTGTGTAATGGCCATTTTTAGTTACCTCTCTTTGTAAATGTTGAATCATCAGGACTCCACCCAGCATCACCAGTTGTAGCTAGTACGACTTCTGGACGTGCATCCCTCAAGTTTTCATCGTCATTAATCCTTGGAGTTTTGTTCTGCGGGTGATCTAATATATTATATCGACCATCCGTTTCCGAAGCTCCAACTACTAATCCCGTTGGCTCTTTGACTCGTTCAGAGTATTTAAATCTAAACCCTGATCGATCGCAGATAAAGTATGCATACTTACCTTTTGCCATTATAACCTAAACGATGGCTTAATCAAAAGACTAGCTCTTTCTTTATCTGCATACATTGCTGATGTTAATTCTTCTTCGTACATCTGCTTTAACATACTGGCTCGTTCTGATGTAATGCCCGGTCTTTTGATAGACATTTTATAAGCCAAGCCCGTTGATAAGCATGGTAAGAATCTAAAAGGAACATCAGGATCTTGGTTAGATTTGTTTACATCTTCAACTTTATTAAAGCTAAAGTATGATAGTATTGGTGTGCCACTTGACGTTGTAGCATCAGGAGTAGGCCACAAATATAATTCAGCTGCATCTCTTAATCTGTTAATAGCATACTGTGTTGGTCTACCTGTTTGTGTCTTGTTGGTAATTCGTTGATAAGCTTCCATTGTTATTCTTGTCAAAGCTAAATCAGTATCTGTTGAGCCACTGACTGTTCTATGAACAAGTTCAGTTATATCTATAAGTGAAGCTGGTAATGTGTATTTGGCTGTACCGTTTGTAATATCTAATGTAGCAATGTTTTGTTTCCATAGTAAGATACCACGGTTCATCCAATCGATAAGGAGAAGGTTAAGTGTACGTCGTGCTTCTAGTGGTTCAAACCCTAGAGACTGTTCGCCACCTAACATAGACATAGCTTCTTCAATTACATCAGCTATATCAAGATTGAATGTTGTTGTGCCTGAAGTTGCCATGATTACCTATCGTCGAAGTCAGTTCCAAATGATGCATGTACTTTACCACCATTAAAAAACTTTTCCTTAACTTTATTACCGTCTTTGTCTAAAACACCAGCACCAATAAGTTTGTCCTTTTGAGTTACTTTTCCGTCTCCACTAAGATCTTTTAATTTCATTTCTTTTTTTCCTTTCCCCATTCATATAGGTTATCAAATGTTGTTTCCCAATCCATATAACTATCATGCTGTTCTGCGGAGTGTTCCCACTGTGACGGTACAAAATCTGGTGGTCCTTCTCCAACAACCCATAGTGCAGGATTGGTTACACGTACACGATTGTTTGGTAGTGCTACTATACAACCTTTATACGGACCCGATGTTAATTCCAACACATGTGATTGTTTATGTTGTGCTGGATCATCCGATATATAACTGTCGGTATAATCAACCGTAAACATGTACTTACCATTATAGAACTCACCTGCTAGTTTACACAACCACGGACTAGAACTAATTCGATCCATTCTGATGATGGCATGATTACGACTAGAGCAGTCCCAAGGCTGGGCTAAATGAGTCTGTATGTTTGGTGGCCATTCATCGAATGGTGTGTCCCCCACTAAAGCCGTTATTGGTAATCGTGCCCACATAGCTCCACCATGGGGATTAGGGTGGTCTTCGCCACATCCTGTAAACACAACTTGAAAACTTAAACAACGGTCTGGGATAGTGCACACTGCAAAAGCCAAAGCATGGAGAAACTCTCCTTGGTATTTTTCGTGGTTATGCGTGAACTCTTTCCTCACCCAACACTTAAAGTGTGGGATGTTAGAAATCGTATATGCCACTACCTAGCTCTGCCGCCTCGTGCCATGTACTTGGAAGTCTTACCACCTTTAGCCATATACTTAGATGTCTTACCTCCACCCTTCATTCTGTATTTAGATGTTTTACCACCAGCTTTAAAAAACTTTCCTTTACCTCGCCCAGCAGGGACTTTAGGATTTAATGTAAAATCACCTGGTCCTGTTCTTGATGTAAAACCACCACGTCTTGGTTTATCTTTTTTAGGTTTAGCTACTGGCTTTGTTTTTTTAACTGTTGGTTTTTTCTTTGGAGAGACTGGTGTCTGTTTTGCAGATCCTCCTAAGAATGCTTGACCAGCTTGACCCAATCCTTTACCCGCTAGTTTCTGTTTTTCTTTTAAAGCTTTACGAAGAGTTGCAGTTCTAGAATCAGTAGTTCTATTACTCTTAGTTGTAGTCTTTTTCTTTTTACTTTGTTTTTTTGCTATGCCAGCGAAGTCGGTATCTGCAGGTCTAGTCTTACCTAACTTACCTCTCACTGTCTGTCTGTTTCGTATCATTACCATTTTATAGTGCTCCTTTTAAGTACATGATTTCAAGTGTTAGTATAGTTATTGCTGTCACTAAAGACAATGTTAAAATAATCATATTCTTTAGTCGACGTTTACGATGAGCTTCTGCTTCCAAAGCTTTCTTACGACGAACTCTTTCCGCAGCTATCTCAGCTTGTAGTCTCTCCCACTGTCCCGGAGAACCAAATAACATAAACAGTTCTCGCATCTCATCACGGATACGACTGGCTTCCTCTTTACGAAAGTGAGCATCGATTGCTGTCTGCTCTGCTCCTGTTAATTTACCAAGTATACCACCCTTCTTTTCGGCAGCAAATGATAAATCAGCTTCAGCTTTAGCTAGTCTTGTTATAGGACCAACCAAAGAAGCTAAATCTTTACCGGCTTTAACAGCACTGGATATTGTACTACTAGCTGTCTTTAATGCAGCAAAAGCCATTAATGGATCAATCATCGTCTTCTATGCCCTTCTTTTAGTTTTAACCTTTTGTTTTTTACCACTAGCACTAATAGGGTATCGTATTGATGTAGGCTTTGGACCTACGTTGGTCTTGGCTCTTTTTCTTTTAACTGCCGAAGATTTTTGTCCAGCAGACATTTTATTAGCGACTGCCTTTGGTCGACAAACTGGATATTTTCTTTTAGACGACTTAGCTGATTTACGTCCACACTTTTTACCTGTCGATATATCTACCCAATCTTCTTTAAACCACGTCTTTAAACCTTTCTTAGCCATTACCTTTTTTCCTTTAGTTTATATTTATCTGGCACTTTACCATACCCAACAACTCTGTCCCATTGTCTTTGTGTGTAGTAATTTTTATTAGGCATATTAATAATACTTAGTTTTCTTTCGGCGATTGTTCATAACGGCACCACAACCACGAGCAATCTTACCACCACCTTTTAATTTAATAGTGCCACCTCCAGCTTTACTAGGCTTTGGTCCTCTAAAGTCTTTTCTCTTTTTACCACTTGGATCTTTTATCTTACCCGCACATATCTTTGATGCATAGGCATTTGCATAAGCTGAT